TATACTAACTACCATTGGAATGTATCGTTATGGGTGGATCAACTGCGAATTTATTGGTGGTAAACTGATAGAAGTGCATTTTAGAAGAAATCCTGACTTTGCATATAACAATACCGTGTGTATTCCAGTATGGAATGATGAAGAAGTAGTTGAAAAGGATGGATATACCTTTATTGAAGAGCAAGATTATTTGAGGAAAGGATTTTATGTGGACAGACAGACCTGAAAGTATCCAATTTATTGAAAAGGATTCTAGGAAATACGTATTTGGTGGTATGGAGCCGCATGCTACCAACATTTTAAGAGTAATCAGTGATCTTGAGAGTGCATATCAGATACTAAAGTATTGTGGTTTCAAAGAAGATATGGAAACTCTAGAAGAAATTAAGGGTAGATACTATAAATTGTATTTTAAGAAGGTTAAAGAGGAAAAACTAAATAATGAAAAGGGATAGCAACCCCTCTAAAAGTTCTGAGACGAACTCTAGAGGGGATTCTTAATGGCAACTCAACCACATCCAGATAGAGATGCAGATTATATGGAAGCAATGTGGGGTACTAGAGGATTAATTACCGATTATTGGACTAAACCAATGAAAAAACCAGAAGAACAAATGCTTAGAGAAGTCGTTGGTGATCATGTAAATGACATCAAACGTCAAAATATGCTTGCTGAAGAGATTCGCAATGATGATGACTATGATGATTGGGAATATGGTACTGAGCCAACTTACTGTAATGGGTAATAAATAGGTTCATAATCTAAAATTATGCCTATTCATGGCTTCGACAAGGGTTTCTAGAGCATTTAAAGACATTTCACTGTCATTTAAACCTCACCCAGTAACAAAAGACCTCCCAGTATTGGTAAACGAACGTGCAATTGCTCGATCAGTAAGGAATCTGGTCGAGACAATTCCTACTGAGAGGTTTTTTAACCCTGATTTGGGGTCTAATGTAAGGAGTTCTTTGTTTGAGTTCGTAGATTATGGAACTGCATCCATAATTACCGACCAAATTACTGAAACTATCCTCAATTATGAGCCAAGAGCGGCAAATTTGAACGTTTCAGTCGAACCGAGACCCGATGATAACAGTTTTGAGGTAACTGTAGCATTTGATATTGTTGGACAAGACCTTCCACCCCAAAATATCTCTTTTTTACTTGAGGTAACGAGATAAAATGCCATTAACTAAGTTTACAGATCTAGATTTTGATCAAATAAAGACGCAAATTAAGTCTTATTTGCGTTCAAACTCCAATTTTACGGATTTTGACTTTGAAGGATCAAATTTTTCCGTTTTAATTGACACGCTTGCGTACAATACGTACATTACTGCGTTCAATTCTAACATGGTTGTCAATGAATCGTTCATCGATTCGGCAACTGTGCGTGAAAACGTCGTTTCTTTGGCAAGAAACATTGGTTATGTTCCTAGATCTAGAAAATCTGCGATGGCGCAGGTGAGTTTCAACATTGAATTCACTGGAACTAGCCCATCAACCACTTTGAAGAAGGGTTTGGTCTGTGTTGGTGCTCAAGATAACACATCTGTTGTATTTTCCATTCCTGAGGATATCACAACAACCACAGTATTGACTGGTGCTGCAACCAACGGAAATGGACCTAGAAGGTCTACGTTTAGCAATATCGATATCTACCAAGGAACACTCCTTACAAAGGCATTCACGGTCAACCAATCGGAGGATCAGAGGTTTATTCTTGATAACCCTGGAATTGACACAAATACGATCAGAGTTACTGTAAAAGGACCTCAAGAAACTACAGGAAGAGAATATAGACAAGTAGAGAACATTATTGATATTTCTTCCATTTCAGAAATCTACTTATTGCAAGAGATTGCGGATGAAAGATACGAATTGCTGTTTGGTGACGGAATTTTCGGTAAAAAATTAGAAAATGGAGCAGTTATCGAAGTATCTTACATCATTAGTGATGGAACAACCGGAAATGGTGCCGCAAATTTCTCATTTGTAGGAACTGTAGAGAATAGTTTGATGGTTTCTTTCTTACCATCGAATACAGTTACCGTAACCACTAATCAAAGTGCCATTAATGGTGCGGATATTGAACCAGTTGAGTCTATCAAGTATTTTGCACCTAGATTATACTCTTCTCAGTACAGAGCAGTCACCGCAAGAGACTATGAGGCAATTGTACAAAGAGTATATCCAGATACTGAGTCTGTTTCTGTTGTAGGTGGTGAAGAGTTAGATCCACCAGAATTTGGGACAGTCGTTTTGAGTATTAAACCAAAAAATGGCACCTTTTTGTCGGATTTTACCAAAAGTGAGATTTTACAAGATTTGAAGAAGTACACTGTTGCGGGTGTAAACCAAAGAATCGAAGATTTGAAGCTTTTGTACGTAGAATTGTCTTCTACAGTATTCTATGACACAAGTAAGGTTACTGATGCCAATCAACTCAAGACCGATGTTGTTTCTAGTCTGAATAGTTACTCAGATTCGGTTGATTTGAATGCTTTTGGTGGTAGATTCAAATATAGCAGAGCAATCAAGGTTATTGACGATACGAATTATGCAATTACGTCAAATATCACAAATATCATTATTAGACGCAATTTGAGAGCACTGATTAACCAGTATACTCAATATGAGATTTGCTATGGCAACCAATTCCACGTTGTATCTGAAGGATTCAATATTAAGAGCACAGGATTTACTGTAGAGGGATCCTCTGAAGTAGTATTCTTCACAGACGTGCCTAATACCGGTTATAAGACGGGTGTAATCTCTGTTGTTAAGGAGTCTGAGTCTGGACCCGTTATTGTCGTTCCTAATGCCGGTACGGTGGACTACATGAAGGGTGAAATCATTATTAATGCCATCAATATTACATCTACTGTTAAAAATGACGATATTATTGAAATTCAGGCAGTTCCAGAGTCCAATGATGTGATTGGTCTGAAAGACCTGTATTTGCAACTGGATATCTCGAATAGCACCATAAATATGGCAAGGGACACCATTGCATCAGGTGAACAAATTTCAGGAGTTGGTTTCCCAGTAGCATCCAGTTATACTAACGGACAATTAAGTAGACAATGATAAACACGAATTCCGTATTCGAATCTAGAGTTAAAATTCAGCAAGTTGTAGACAATCAACTGCCTGAGTTTATCAAAGATGAGAATCCACTTGTAGTGGATTTTCTGAGATCGTACTACACGTCTCAAGAGTATGCTGGTGGTCCTGTAGATATTGCTGAGAACTTAGATAAGTATCTAAAACTTGATAAGTTGACTCCCGAGATCATTGTCGGGATGTCTACGGTATCTTCTGCTGTTAATAGCACAGATACGGAAATTTTTGTAACTAATACGAAAGGATTCCCTGAAGAATACGGACTTTTCCGTTTAAATGATGAAATTATCACATATACTGGAGTAACAACGAATTCTTTCACGGGATGTGTCCGTGGATTCTCCGGTATTACATCTTATCATGCTCCAAACCAACCAGAGGAGTTAGTATTCTCCACAAGTGTTGCGGCTGACCATTCTAACGGTACTGCAGTACAGAATCTCAGTGCTCTGTTCCTGAAAGAGTTTTATAACAAGTTAAAAGGACTTTATACACCTGGATTGGAGAATGTAGCATTTGCTCCTGATCTGAGTGTCAATAATTTCATTAAAGAGTCTAGAAGTTTATATCAAAGTAAAGGTACGGAAGAATCGATCAAGATTCTGCTCAAAGTTCTGTTTGGTGTAGATTCCAAAGTCATTGATCTGGAACAATTCCTTTCTAGACCTTCTTCTGCCGAATTTATTCGCAGAAAGGTAGTTGTTGCCAAACTAATCAGCGGAAATCCAAAACTGATCTCCGGTGCTACTCTTTTCCAAGATGCACAAACCAATATCGGTATTGGTGCTGCTAGTGGACCCATCTCGGAAGTAGAAATCTTTACTAGAGGCACCACAGATGATATTGGCAGACAAACCTACTATAAGATTTCCCTATTCACTGGATTTGGTGATGAGAGTCTTGTAGAAGGCACTTTTATCATTCCTGGCAGTAGTTTCACTATTGGAACCACAGAAACTACCGATTCTGTAATTACTGTTGATTCCACTATCGGATTCCCGCAATCTGGAACGTTCCAAGTCGGAATGAGCACTGTCACATATACTGACAAGACAGTTACCCAATTTTTGGGTTGTACCGGAATTACTAGTGCCATTAATCCAAGATCTGAGGTTATTCAAGATCTTCAGGTATATGCATATGAAAATAATGATCTCACCAAACCAGTAATCTTCACCCTTACTGGTGTATTGAAAGGATTGAAGACAGATGATAATGTTTTCTCTTCTGAAGAGAATTCTATCATTTCTGTAAAAAATCTTGGAGAAGTTATTGACAATAGTGATGAAGATATCAGTTACAAAAAAGTATTCTTTAACTCTTGGGTCTATAACAGCTCTTCAAGGTATTTTGTATCCAGTTTCAATGGATCTACCTTTAATGTACAATCTTCGATTGATAGATCCAGTCTGAAGGTAGGAGACCGTGTTGATATTGTAAGAAGATCTTCTCAAGAGATTGATGCGACTAATTTAGAAGTTCAAACGATCAATCTAAACACTAATGCCATTACTGTAAATGGAAATCTCACTGGCATTAATACAGATCTTAAGTATGACATTAGAAAGAGAATTAGCAAAGCAACAAGTGTTGGTTCTACTTTATCTGCTGGTAATGACGCACTTGCTTCAGATATTCTGAATGCTTATAACGAAAACAATGATTTTGGTTATGTTGCATCAAACTCACTGCCATCTTATGAAATTAGACCAGTAACGACAAAAGTCAATATTGCAACGGCATCTACAACTAGTGGTGCAATCCTTGGATATGATTCCAATACCTTAAATTACGATACTCTTGCATTTGCCGCAAATGTTCCTTTTGTAACAGGTGATGAGGTATTCTATGATCCAGATGTAACTCCAATTATTGGTCTTCATACTGGATCCTATTATGTAAATGTTGACAGTGCAAATCCAAACAGAGTAAAACTTGCACTTTCCAAATCTTTCTTGGATGCACAATCTTTTGTTAGATTTAGTCCTTCAAATAATGGACCACATGAATTCATTCTTTCTGAGCAAAGAATTGATGAGATTCAACCACAAAAACTTCTGAAGAAGTTCCCACTTTCTCAGAACTTGATGAGTGGTAATGATACTACAACAGAACCAGGTCCAACTGGTATGTTGATCAATGGTGTTGAAATTGTAAACTATAAATCTGATGATTCTGTTTACTACGGTCCTATTGCCAATGTTGGCATCTTTACTGGTGGATCTAACTATGATGCTGCAAATGCACCTTCTGTAGTAGTAAGTGATCCAGAAGTATCTACAGGAACAACTGCATTAGTACAACCAGTTGTTAGTGGATCTTTTGTTGATGTTGAAGTTGATCCAGTAAACTTTGATATTGAAGAAATTGTTTCTATCAATATTACTGGTGGTAATGGTGAGGGTGCAACAGCATCTGCTACTTTAGCATCTGAATTCAGAGAAGTATTCTTTAATGCTAATAGTCTTGCTAACGGTGGTGGTGTATCTGCTGCTGACAATACAATTACTTTTGATACAGTACATAATTTCCAAACAGGAGATTCTATTGTATACAACGACTTAGGAACACCTGCTCTTGGTATTTCTACAGACTCTGCTAATGATGCTATTCAAAACCTGACTCTTCAATCAGGTGAAATCTATTTCTCTAGATTCATTAATAGTAGAACAGTTCAACTGTTCAATACTAAAGCAGAAGCACAGAGTGGTATCAATACTATTGGTATTACTACTGAAAACAATGCTGGACTAATGAAGTTCAGAACTACTAATAAGAAGCTTAAGCTAGATCGAATTAATATCCTTAACCCTGGACAGAGTTATTCTAATAGGAAACTCATTGTTAAGTCAACAGGTATAAACACTGCAAATGATACTATTGTCTTTAATAACCATAACTTTACTGATGGTGATTTTGTAGAGTATGAGTTCTTCGATACTGGAGTAGTTGGACTTAGCACAACAACTCAATATAAAGTTCTTACCGTAGATAATAAGTCATTTAGACTTGCCAATGCTGGTGTTGGAGGAACTAATCTCACAGACTACATTAGACGTAAGCATGTTGCATTAGACTCTGTTGGTGTTGGTAGTCATATCTTTAAGTATCCTGCCATTGAAGTTACTATCAATGCTGTAACAACTCAACAGACCGCTGGACAGTTCACTGCTACTCCTGTTGTCCGTGGTGCTATTGTTGATGCATATCTGTATGAAGAAGGTTCTGATTATGGATCAGAAACACTTAATTTTGAGAAAGTACCCAAACTTACAGTCACTAGTGGATCTGGTGCTGCTGTCAGTCCTATCATTATTAATGGCAGAATTGAAAATGCATTCGTCCAAAATGGTGGTAGTGGATATACTTCACCACCAGAGTTAGAAGTCACCTCTAGTCCTGTTGGTATTGCCACTACAGGAACCGGTGCAAGACTGAGAGCACTGATCAACAATGTTGGTGTTGTAACCGACGTAGTGGTCCTAGGAAAGGGACAGAACTATGATATCAATACAACTAGTATCAAAGTCAATTCAGTCGGTTCTGGTGCCATTCTGAATGGTTTCGTGAGGAAACTGCAGGTCAATAAGTTTGCGAAGATTAATGATAATGGTGGTGAGATTGTAAACCCAACTCCAAGGAATGGTCTTGAGTATGCTGCTATTGGATATGGATCTACTTTCAGAGTAGAATTTGATGATGGTGGTTCAGCACACTCCCCAATCATTGGATGGTCGTATGATGGTGTTCCAATCTATGGATCTTACGGATATGTTGATCCAGAGAACATTCAGAGTGGTATTAAGAGAGTTGGTACAGGATATACTTCTGTTATCACTAATATCACCAACAGACCAAGCACCACAATCTTCCCACCTGGATTCTTTGTAGATGACTTTGTTTATGATGGTAGTGGTGATCTTGATGAATATAATGGTCGATTTGCAATTACCAATGAGTTTCCAAATGGTGTTTATGCATATTATGCTACTATAGACACAATTGGTAATCCAGAATTCCCATTCTTTGTTGGACCACACTATAGATGTGCTCCTATTGCAGAGAACCTTGATCCTGCTGTCAAGATTACACAATCTTTCGACTTTAACAATTCTGATCTGGTTAGAAACACATTCCCACAAAAGATTGGTGATTCTGCGGCATCTTATGACTTTGTTATTGAACCATATAAGGTATTTGTACAAGATGCTATTGTTGAGAGCATTTCCAGAGGATCTTTTGATTCTGTAAGTGTTGCTGCTACTGGTAATGGTAAGTATGGTGTTGGTGATGTTGTTAACTTCATCGAATTTGCACCTGGTGAAGGAACAGGACTTGCTGCTGAAGTTTCTAGTATTGTTGGTAAGTCAGTTGTCAGTATTGCCTCCACAGACGAAATTTATGAAAATGTTGTTGTCAAGTGGAAGAATAGCAAAGAGGTAGAGTTAGTATCTGATGTCAATTTTGATCTTATCGATCAAGATGTAGTTCAAATCACAGGTCTTTCTACTTTTGTTAAAGATCTTACAGGATCGCAAGTTGCGAATACTATTAATCCAATTTCAAACCTAGTTGTTGGATTTGGTACAACTGGTGTCAGTGGAATGGTCACTGATATTAGTGTTGCTAATATTCCTGTTTCTATCGGCAATTCTATCAAAGTCAGCACCGAAACACTTGGTGTTTTGAATGTATTTGATGCTGATGGTATTATTAGAGTTAAGAGATACCCATCAGAGACTGCAAACGGTGGAGTTGCTCATACAGCAACAGAATCTGTCAGTTATCTGCCACAAGCATTTACGGTAAATGTTGAAACACCATATTTTGAATCAAAAGATCAGGATGTAATTTATTTCAACCCATTTGAGTCAATTGGTATTGGAATCACTGCTGGTTTTACAACTGCTAGGTCTTATCAGTTTAATGGTGTAACAACCACCAGAACTATCCAAACTCAAAATATTTTTCTTCCAAATCACCCATTTGTAACTAATCAGCATCTGGCTTATGTTGGATCTGGTACTAGTACAATTGGTATCTCAACATCTCCAACTGGCAACAGATTTGACATGCCAGCAGATGTATTTGCCATCAAGACATCTAAAGATACAATTGGTATCGCAACTGTCCTGAATGGGGATAAAGTTTACTTCCGTGATGTTACAAACACCGATTTCTATGATTATGTCCTTCAGTCACAGTATCAGCAGATTACAGCAGACGTTAAGAAGGTAACTGCAACTGTAACCACTGGTGAAGATCATAATCTTGAAAATGGCGATGTTATCAAACTTGATCTGAAGTCAAACCTCACTAGAGGTGTCGGAGCAGGTTCTTCTATCGTTCTCAAGATTGCAAAAGACAATCTTCTTGTTAATCCAGTTGCAATCAGTTCTGCTGGTGTCAATACATCTACAAATGTCATTACATTAACAGATCATGAATATTCTACTGGAGACAAGGTATTCTACGAATCTACTGAAGTTATTGGTGGACTGACAACCGGAACTTTCTATATCTACACTATTGACAAAGATAATTTCAGTCTTGGTGAAACGGAAAGAGATATTCAAGTATTCCCACCAAACATCGTCAGTCTCACTTCTGTTGGTGGCACATCACAGTCTATTGCTAGAATTAACCCACCATTATCAGTCTATAAGAATGATGATGTTGTATTCAATTTAGAAGACACATCCTTGACAGGATTTGAACTCAAGATCTACTATGATCAAGATTTCTTCAATTCTACAGTTTCTACTGGTCAGACTGACAGTTTCTTGATTAATAGTTCTGGAACTATCGGTTCTGCAGGTGCAGCACTGACAGTTTCCTATTCTACAAACTTCCCCGAAATTCTTTACTACAATGTAGAGAGATCTGGTTTTATTAGCACTGCTGATAAAACAGTTACTGGATATAATGAAATTCAATTTAATAATAGTGTATTCTCTGGTGAGTATTCTATTTCTGGTGTTACTAGCACAACATATGGCATTAATTTGACACATGTTCCAGAAAGAGTATCATATGCTTCCACAGAGTGTGATTTGCTGAAATATACCACCAAGTCCACTAGTGCTAATGGTTCTATTGATAAAGTTGATCTTATCTTCCCTGGATTAGATTATAAGAAATTCCCAAGCATTTCTAGTATCACTTCTGGACTTGGAACTGATACGGTCTTGAGACTCAATTCTTCTACAGTTGGAAAGTTAGACACAGTAAGACTGCTTACACCTGGTTTCTCTTATCCATCTGATAAGACACTTTCTCCAGAGGCAAGTATTCCTAATGAACTGAATGTAAGAGATTATCAAACACTGTTCTCTGTATCAATTCTCTCTGGTGGTAGAAACTTCCAGACACCACCTAACGTTATTCTATACAACCCATCAACCAATGAAGTTGTACCCGATTTCCAAGGTTCTACAGAACTGGCTGGTAATTCTGTTAGCCCAACTGTAGATGGTGTCCCTGGAGTCAGAATTGACAAGAATCCAGTTGGTTTGGAAGACGATGTTGTTTATGAAGCATATACCGTCAATAATGACAATGGTGTTTCCATCGTTAGTGTTGCATCTACCCAGAACAATAACGTTACTCTGCAAATTGCAACTCCTGTTCTTGGATTTACAACTGCACCATTCCAAGTTGGAGACAGCATCTTTGTCGAAGGTATCGGCATGGGTGGCACTACAGGAGAGGGTCACAACTCTGCAGACTATGGATATCAGAAATTTACAGTTGCAAGTTATGACAGCACTTCCAACCCCAACCTGCTGACATACAATTTGAATTCATTTGTATCTGCAGGTGCATCTGTTGGTGTTGCTCAAACAACTCCAAGTTTGTTTGCTCAGGTAATTCTTGCTGATGATCTTCCTGTTCTTAGAGTTACCAAGCAAAATGCAAGATTTGAACCAGGTGAGTTGCTATATGTAAATTCTGACTTTAGTAATGGATCTACTGATCTGACTGTAATTAGTTTCAACGATCTAACTGGTAAGTTGAATATTAGTGGATCTACAAGAATCGAGTCTGGAGATACACTTACTGGTGGCACAAGTGGTTCTAAGTGTACTATTGATAATGTAGTAAGTTACGTTGGTAGTTTTGAGATCGATGCATTCTCTGATGTAACCCGTGGTTGGAAAGATGATATTGGCAAACTGAGTGAAGATTACTCAGTCATGGGTGATAATGATTATTATCAGAGAATGTCCTACTCCATTCAAAGTGAGAAGACATTTGATGATGTTATCAGTTATGTCAATGAGAACGTTCACCCAAGTGGATTTAAGAACTTCAAAGATATGCAGCTGACACCTAGTTCGTCTCTGCTGAACGGACAGAATGTTGGTGCATCTCTGACAACTGCACAAGAAGAACCATTCCTGGTTCTCGATGTTATTGCTGATGAAGGTGCTCTGAGAGTTGACACAATTAATGACTTTGACTTTGCCAGAGACGTTGATGCTACAACAACTACTTCTAAGTCTATTGATCTTGAAAACATCAGAATTACAGACTACATTCTGAACAAGACAAACAGAGTTATTCCTATTGACGATATTAGTGGACAATTCTTGGGTGGTCCTCAAGACGAGTTCCTGTCATATGCTGATGTATTCCAGTTTGCTTCTGGTAGAAGAACCAACAAGTTCTTGGTTCAAACTAGAAACATCACTGAGAATGATGAACTGAATGTACGTGAAGTTATTTTGGTTGCCAATAGCAACAACACATATACTCTTGAGAAAGCAGGTGCTGGAGATAGCATTGGTGAATATGATGGATCTTATGATGGTGTTCAATATGCTCTGAGATTCAGTCCCAATGATCCTGATGATGTTGATTATGAAATCAAAGCACTGCAAACCATCTTTACCAATAACACTGGTTTCGGATCTCAGGCAATCGGATTTGTTGATCTTTATTCTCAGCAAGTAACTATTGGTGCTGCAAATACATCAACCATTTTAGGATTTACAACTGCAATTACAGACACCATTTACGGTAGTTTTGAAATCTATGATGCTACTGATGATAGAACAGATTATGTTGAAGTCGTTCTGACTCATAATGATAATGATACCCATTTGACAGAAGTTGCAGCATTCAATACTAATGTTGGACTCAATGGACTTTCTGGTCCATTTATCGGATCATTTGGTTCCGACTTGACATCTGGTGTCATGAATCTTGTATATCATAATGATGGTGCCAATGAAGTTACTGTCAAGTCTCAAATCATTGGTATTGGTACAACTGCTACTGGAATTGGAACTTACAGATTTGCACCACAAGGAACACCTGCAGGTGCTGAAAGAACTGGTAGATTTGAATCTAACTTTGCTCTTGTTACTGGTGGCACTAAGACTAAGATTGCTGGAATCAGCAGCACTATTGATGGATCTGCCAAAGCTCTTGTAAGAGTTAGTATTGGTGAAACTCAAGCAATTCATCAGGTTTACATTACTAATGACTCCACTTCTCAAGTAGAAACTGATGTTGCAAGTTTTGCCTATGCTTCAGTAAATGATGTGAATGGTATTGGCACATTCTCTGCAGAATACAGTAATGATGGTGTGGACATCATGTTCCATCCAGATTACAGTGGTGATATTGAAGCACAAACATTCAGTGAAATCATCTA